TTCGCAGCCCGCATGGCAATGGAGCAGGACGGTGCCGTCGTCGCCCTGGCCGACGCTCAAGCTCGGGCGCCGATCGTCGTGGTTCGGGCAGCGGGCGCTGATCTCGCCCTTCGCGTCCGCCTTCGGACGACAGTCTCGCGCCTCTAGGGCCGCTGTGACGCGCTCGATCGGCGGGCGGGGATCAGGTGGCAGGTCAGGGGGTGGGAGCCGCAGGACGGCGCTGCCGCGCAGTCTGGCGATGGTTCTCGCCGCCTCCTCCGGACCCTTGTCGAGCAGCAGGTCGTTGACGTCGTAGCCGTCGTCGCGATCGGGGTCGAGATCGGGGACATCGACCTTGGCGACGTCGGATAGCTGCGCCGAGCGCGCGTGAGCGGCCTTGCGGCCCTCCTCGTCGCAGTCGAAGATGATCTTGACCCGGTCGAAGCGGGCGAACCGATCGGCCCAGCCGTCTTTCCACGTATTGACGCCGGGGACGCCGATCGTCGGGTAGCCCATCGACGTCATCGCGACGACGTCCGGCTCGCCCTCGACCAACCAGACGTGCGGGGTCGGGAACTCCTCCGGCGGCGGGAATAGCTCGCGACTGCCCTCGGCGATGTTCTTCGACGAGCCGTTACGACGATCCTTGTTCGGCTGGTAGCGGCTCAGGCCGACGAGCGCCCCGTCGCCGTTGCGGGCCGGGAAGACGACCCGCCCGTAGGAGGGATCGAAGCCGACGCCGAGCCTGCCGATCGCCTCCGACGTCCAGCCGCGAAGCTCGCCGAGCCGGGCGCTGATCTTCGGGGTCATCGCCTTGACCATCATCGGGTAGAGACGCTCAAGCGCGGGGTCGCCGCCGGTCTTCGCCCGCTTCGCCCGCTCGCCGAAGTCGATGAACATGAGCAGGTTCGGCTCGTTCAGGCAGATCGTCTTGAGGTCGGTCTTGCCGCCCTTGTAGGGCCGCGCCTTGGCGCCGTCGATCGCGAGCTTGATCTCCTCGACGGTGTGCCCGGCCTTGAGCCGGGCGCAGACGTGGTCGAAGCGCTCGCCGTTGAACTCGCGCGCCCTCGGGCTGATCTGCGCCTTCCAGTAAAGAAAGCACTCCTCGGCATCCTCGGCGTGGGGGTTGAACTGCTGCTGGTCGTTGATCTCCGACTCGGCTCGGGATCGCTGCGAGCGGGCGATGCGGAGATCCTTCTCAAGCAACTGCAACGCCTCCTCCTTGTCGGCGAGTAACTGAGTCGCCTCCTCGTGGACGGCGCCACATGCCTTGCAGAAGATCGTCTCCACGGCTCAACGGATCGCGGCCTGACGCCGTCGAACTTCGTCCTGCAGCCGATGGACCGACTGCTCGATCGCCCAATCGAACTGGTCGGCAGGCATGTTCTGCCAGCGCTCCTGTCCGTGGACGACGACGGCGGGCCAGAGGTCGGGGAAGCGCCGGATCAGCTTCTTGACCTTGCGGTCGTAGCGCTTCGACCCGGTCAGCTTCGTGTTGTGCCCGAGCAGCCCCTTCATGTCATCGACAACTGCTTCTTCTTCTTCGGGTCGAGCAGGTAGTCGTCGAGATGCGAAAGCGCCCACAGGACGTTCTCGACGTCGGCCTTGTTGACGTTCGCCTTGTGGCGGACGAGCAAGACGAGCGTCTCGTGGGTGAGGCCGCTGGCGAGTAGTTGCAGCGCCGCCTTCTGAATCGCCTTGAGCGACTCGGCGATCTCCTCGACCTCCTCGGCCGCGTCAACGATTGCTTCGGGTTCCATTAGATCTCCTTCCGGTACTTGGCTGGTATCTCGGCCTCGGTCGTCCATTGCCGACAGCACGGACAGCGGACCCGCTCCGGCTCGGCGTCGGCGTCGAGCTTGGAATTGCTCGGGTCTTGGCCTGTGAGGTTGCGCTTCGACGGCCGGTACTTCTCGGCGAGATCGCGGAAGCTCAGCGACTCGGCGTCGCTCAGCGCCTGCTCAGCGTTGACGTCGCCGGACATGATCGCCGGGCGGACCTCCATCGCCTTCGTCGGCTCGATCTGCTTGAGCCGGTCGATCTCGATCTGCCGCACTCCGGCGAGGTCGCGGTAGGTCTGCGACATCTTGAAAAACCATCGGCGGCTCATGCCGAGATCCGGCTGCGCGAGAAACTCCTCAAGCGTGTCGTGGCCGAGAAGCTCCCACGACTTCTTCTCGTGCATCTCGTGCGTGACCTTGGCGGTCTCCCACCACGCCGCCCAGCCGACCGCGACGCTGTACTTGAGACGGCGTTCAAGGGCGAAAGCCTCGTCTACCCGCTTCTGCTCCTCCTTGGTCAGAGCCTTGGAAGAAGTGTCGGCGCCGACACTTTCGCCCTCGTCAGCCATGTCTCTCTCCTCCTCCTTACGGACGGCCGGTCCAAGTGAACCCGGCCGCAGTCTCAGGGGTCCAGCCGGGGCAGGTGGGATCGGGGATGACGATGATCGTGTCGCTTGACGTGACGTAGATCCGGTGCCCGGCCCCTCCCCCCTCGTCGGTCGTCTGTCCCTCCTGGCGGGTGATCTGGAAGTCGCACTTCGACTGCACGTTCGGGTACTCGTTGTTGAACGCGATCACCGACGGCTGGGTCTTCTCGATCGCGCCGTCGGGGACGTCGTCGGCGTCTTCCCGGCTCTCGTCGGACCCACAGCCCGCCGCCACAAGGGCGATCGCCGTGAGTCCGATGACGACGAGCTTCCGCATTAGAACGGAAGGTCGTCGGGGTTGGCGGCGCCGAAGCCGGACGTATCGGCGGGGACGTCGCTCTGATCGAGCGGCGAGAAGCCCTTGACCTTGGAGACCTTCTTGGTCGGGTCGTTGAACTTCGGCTCCTCCATCACCGTGATCTCCAACTTCTTGCCGACAAGCTCGTTGGTCGGGAACGTCCACTTGCCGGACTTGCTCTCGATCCCAATGGCTTCCAGCAACATCTTCGCCCGGCCCTTCGCCGACTCGCGAGCGACCGGGTCGGTCGGGAAGGTCAGCCAGTCGCGGATCTCGCCGAGACCCTCGGTCGAGACGAACTGGATCTCGACCTGCGGGTTGCCCGCCTTCGACTGCCCTTCGTCAGCCCGGTCGATGATCACCGAGTGCTTGCCGGGTCCAAGGATGACGGTCCCAGACCACGCCTCGACCTCGTCCATTCCCTCTACTTCGATTGCCATTGTGCTGCTCCTTTCCTGAGCATTTCGCGTTTCGCTTACTTCGCCTTCGTGATCGCTTCAACCCACTCGCCAAGGTCGATCTCGCGGCTCGGCTGCAGGACTTCCCAGCGGGAACCTCCTCGCCGTCCGCCGCCGTTGACCGTCTGGGCGACGTAGCTGACCTCCTTCGTTTCGCTGTCGCGGACGACGCCGGTATATCCGATGACGTCAACCATCGCGACGAGCTTTTCCGCAAGTGCCGGGTTTTTCGTGCCGGTGTACGGCATCCGCTCGATCTGCCCCGAGTCCTCGTCCTTGACCGGATGCTCGTGGAGGATGAAGGCGACGTGAACAGGCTCCTCGACGAGCGCGCGGGCGAACCGCTCGATGTGGGTGCCGGTGTTCCCGTAGTCCTGAATCCTCGGGCTGAGCGCCCGGCCGGAGAGGTCTTCCAAGACGATCCGGTAAAGCTCGCCGACGGTGTCGATGACGATCGAGTCGTAGCTGCCTGCCTTCGCCGCCGCCATGACGTCGATCAGCGTCTGCAGCCCGGTCGCGTGGATCTCGTCGAGCTTGTCGCCGTGGCGCTCGTGGGCGAAGCGGCTCGCGTTCGGCAGGTCGGCGTTGACGAGCAGCACCTTGCCGGGCAGCGACGTCGCGCCGGTCGTCTTGCCGGTCTTCGCCGGGCCGTAAAGGACGACCGACATCGTCGGGTCGCCGGTCGGCGGGGTGACGAGTTGCAGGGTCGGTTGCTCGGGCTTCGTGGCGGTCGTCATCGCTGCTCCTTCGGGATCGGTATCTCGCGAGCGGCCAAGATGACCTCTCGCAGGCGCTTCGGTGGTCGGCGGTCGAACAGCACATCGACGGCGCTGCTCGCCGGGTCATCGCAGATCTCGGTGAACGGGCAACCCGAGCAGATCGCCGGGCGCGCGTTGCGGAGCGGGTAGAGGTCGCCGGAGTCGAGATCACGGATCAGCTTCGCCGCCGAGATCAGGCTCCGGGCGGTCTCCTCAAGCTCGTCGTCGCGGAAGACGACCGGCACCCGCTGCTGCCATTGCCGGGTCCGGAGATGATCGGCGGTCTCCTCGCTCGGCTCCTCCTCGTATTCTTCGCAGGCTGCGAGATAGGCGTCGAGGGTGCATAGCTGGTTCTTCGCATGAGACAGCTTGCCGCCCTTGAGGATGCGGGGCGGCTTCGGGATCTCGCGGAGCCGCTCCGTCACGTTGACGCCCGCCGGGCGGATGCCGGTCGCCTGCCAGAAGGCCCATGCGTACATGCGAATCTGCGGCGAGCGAATGATCAGCCGGACGTCGGAGAGACGGCCTCGGAGCTTGAACTCCTCGATCCAGACCCGGCCGTCCGGCGTCGTCGAGGTCGCGTCGAGATAGCAGAGCAGCTTGTAGCGGTTCGATCGCCGGACGCCGCCCCGGCTCGGGATCGAGACGAGTAGCTTGCGCTCGGTGACGGGGTCCATCTCGATCGGCTCGGCGATCTCCGTGTAGTGGAGGATCAGCCCGAGCAGGTCGGTCCGCATCTGCTTGTGGGTCTCCTCGTCGAAGACGCCCGCCTCCTCCTGCTTGGCGATGTCGGTGGCGAAGCTCGCGTCCATCGCCTCGATCGCCTCCTGACCGGGATCAAACTGGCCGAGACTCGTATGCCAAGCAGCGACCGCCGCCCCCCATGCTCGCCCTTCGGAAAGGTGGGGGACGACGGTCTTCTCGCGGAGGCTGCTGCCTGCCAACTGGTCTCCGTAGCGGAAGTCGTGCCGCGCTTGGCAGTCGAGCGCGGTGCTGATCTCCGAGAAGGAAAGCGTCCGCATCATCCGCCGTCTCGCCGGACGCTGCGGGGTTGTGCTTCGACCCACCCATTTGTGTTCGACCCGCACAGCGTCCGGCGAGACGTCGAATCCGATAGGGCTGAATGAAGCACGGCGGGACCGTATATCCGCCGTCGGATGGAAAAGGCGAGGGGCAGGACTGGCTACCTGCAACCGGGACCAGAGACGTCGCCTAGCTTGGTCTCCCCGGTGCCCGTCGTTGGCTCCTCAGCCACGCTGCCCGACCGGGTGGAAGGGCCAGAGCAACACTTCCGCAGACTGCTCTCGGTGCTGCTCCTTTGATACGCCGACGGCACGTTACGGCCCTCGCTCTGGACAGCCGTTTTTCCGTCACCCTCAGATCAGGGTGCCCCCTGATCGACCGGGGCACCCTAGCAGCTACTCGACGGTGTCGCCAATCTCCGGCTTGCGGGTCCACGTGACCGTGTAATCGAGCGCCGCGACGTCGCGGAGGATCGTCTTGATCAGGTCGTTGACGCCGCGCTCGGCGTCGGCGTGGCTCGTGTAGGACTCGCCCGACGCCTGGATCTCGCCGTTCGCGCCCTTGACGCGGAAGCGCCAGCCGTCGTCGGCCTTGAAGACCTCGATCACGTGACGCGCTGACGACGGACCGAGAAGACGCCCTCCTCGGCCGCTTCGTAGTTGCCGACGCCCTGGAAGCGGTAGTACCACGTGCCCTTGACGTCTGGCTCGACGATCGCCGTGTAGGTGCCCTGCTCCTCGTGGAACTCGACGTTGGCCGTCTCCGAGTCGCGGCCGGGCGGCTTGACGCTGCAGGTGACTTCGTTCGGGAAGACGATCTCGCCGTTGTCGGTGAAGATCGCCTGCATCGTCACCACGTCGCCGATGTCATAGGTCGCGCTCACGTCGAACTACTAGACAGGCTGACGTCGGCGGCGGACGTCTCAAGCTCGATCTCGGCTTCGGCCCACGTCGTCAGCCAGACCTCGACGGCGGAGTCGGTGATCTCGATGTCGGCGGGGTCGAACGCCTCGCGTATGTACTGGCGGTGGATCTCGTCGCTGAGCGTCGCCTCGTCGGCGATCCCGAGACCCTGAACCGGGCCGATCGAGTCGTCGGCTTCGGCCGCGTCGGCGATCTGCTTGACGAGCCGGACGCTGATCGCCTCGGCGATCGCGACGGTGTCGTCGAGGCGCTCGTAGCGCTGGCTTTGGGTCGCCGCGTCGGTCAGGCTCGCGGTGTCGCCCTGGGTCTTGGCGATCGCCTTCGCCCGCGCGTCGTCGATCGTCATCGCCTCGGCTTCGGCATGCCTGGGCTTCTTCGCGGCGACGTCGGTCAGCGGCGCCGTGTCGTCGATCGTCAGCAGGTGGTGGGCGACGTGGACGGTCGTGACGTCGTCGGCCAGTTGCGCGGTGTCGTCGATCCCGACCCGATCGCCCTCCGACGTCTGGATCGTGTCGCCGATCGCAGCGGTGTCGGCGATCGTGCGGACGTAGCTCGCGGCCTCGCTGGCGCTGTCGGTGAGGCTCGCGGTGTCGGCGAGCGGACGGGTCGCTGCCGCGCTGGCGGCATCGGTGGCGGTCGGCGTCTCGGCGAGACCCTTGCCGACGCTGGCGATCTCGGCATCGGTCGCCGCAGCGGTGTCGGCGGCGCCCTTGCCCGACTTCGCGCTGGTCGCGTCGGTGACGCTCGCCGTGTCGGCCTGCGGCGACGTCGTCGCCTTCGTCGCCGCATCGGTCAGCGCGGCGGTGTCGTCGGCAGTCTCGCGAAGCGGCAGCCGGATCTCGTCGCTCGCCGCGACCGTGTCGTCGATCGCGACATTGACGCCGGAGGCGACGGTGATCGAGTCGGTGAAGTTGGCCGAGTCGTCAAGCTCCTGCTCGGTCAGCAGCCGGGGGTCGATCTCGTCGCTGAGCGCAGCGGTGTCGGCCAGCGCGCTCGTCGCCGCGTTCGTATCGGCGTCGGTGAGCGCTCCGGTGTCGGCGAGCGGGTGCGTGGCCGTCTTCGCCTGCGCGTCGCTGATCGACGGCGCTTCGGAGAGGCCGACACCCGGCTTCCGAGTCGAGGCATCGGTGACGCTCGGCGTCTCCGCCAGTCCGACGCCGGGCTTTCGCGTCGAAGCATCCGTTGCCGTCGGCGCCTCGCTGAGTCCGACGCCGGGCTTGCGGGTCGAGGCATCGGTGATCGACGCGGTGTCATCGACGGGCTGCGTCCAGGCGGTTGCCGCCGAGCCGCCACCGAACTCGGTCAGCGAGTCGCCGTAGGGGCTGCCGATCCCAATCTTGCCGCTGGAATAGGTGGAATCGACGACTTGGCCGACCTGCTTCCAGACGCTGTCGGCAGCCCGCTTGACGAACAGGTCGAAGGTCGTCCCGGTGGCTCGGACGCCGACCTTGTCGCCGCTCGCGATCGGCGTCGTCGCCTGCGGGAACAGGGTGGTCCCGGCCCCGAAACCGGAGAACTTCTGCAACGTCAGCCCTGTCGCCGTGGTCAGCAGCAGATAGCCGTTGCCGCTTGTCGTGTCGGTTCGCAGATACAGGACCGGCGTCAGCAGCGTCCCGGTCGTCGTCGCCCAGACCTCGCAGTCGGTCAGGGTGCCGAGATCGCCACGGAACGCCCGGCCTCCGGCCGTAATATCGACGTCGTGACCGTCGGTCTGGACGGTGCCGTTGATATTCGTCCAGTTGCCGTCCTGGCTGAGTGGGTTCTCGGTCCGCTCGAAGTCGTCCTTGACGCTGGTGGCCGGGAAGCCCGGCTGCGGAGTAGCCGGAACGTCGCGCAGGACTGCCGTGTCGTCGATGTTCTTCGTGTGATCGGTCGGCGTCCACTCGACCATCAGACCCATCGCATCGACCATGTGGGCGCGGGTCGAGCCGGTGAGGATCTTCGTCGCCTCGACAACTGGGACCGTCGTCGGGGTCAGCGACGGGCTGTAGGTCGGCGCCGTCCGAAACGACTTCCAGCCGGTCGGCTCGGTGCCAGCGACACCGGCCGTCTCGACGGTGACGGTCGCCGCCGTGTCGCTCGGCGTCTGCCCCTGGATCTCCATGTCGTTCGTGCCGGTCGTCGAGTCGCACGAGAGCCGGGCATACGTCTGGCTGAGCGCGATCGTCGAGCCAGCCCCGGCCGCGTTCAGCGTCTGGCAGTTGGCCCGGTAGTCGGACCAAGTGCCCCCCGCCAAGTTCGCCGCGTTGAAGATGTACTTGAGGTTGTTCGCATCGACGTCGGAGTGGGCGACGCCGACCGGCGGACGGTTGTTGATCGCGTCGTAGAGGTTGGTCGTGTCGGAGCCGGTCGTCTGCGGCGCCTCCCAGCCGGTCCCGGCGGCGTTGTCGGAGGTTGGGATCAGCAGCGAGACATTGCCTGCGCCGGGGTAGCCATTCTGCGCGGAGCCGGTGTGGTCGTTGAAGGCGATGTCGTCGGTGTAGACGGTCGTCTGCGACTCGCCGCTATTCAGGTGGCCCCAGCGGTGCGTGGTCGTCGTGACGCTGCTGCCGGTGTTGCAGGCCGACGAGGTCGCAACAACCGAGCCGTCGATCTTCAACTCAAGGGTGCCGCTGGTCGCGCCGCCGCCGGTCGGGACGATGATCTTCGACTCAAGCCGATACCACGTGTTCGGCGAGATTGCCGCCGACGAGCCGATCACGGTGCCGCTGGCCCGCAGCGAGATCGTCCCGTTCGTATTCAGGACAATGTCGCCGACGATGACTGCGTTGATCCGCCACGTGAACAACTGCAATAGCTGGCTCGGCGTCTCGTCGTCCACGCGGACGTAAGCCCGCGTGTACATCGGCTGATCGAACGTGTGGTTGCCGATCGTGAACTGGTGATAGTTGCCGCCCGACGGGTTGCATTGAGCAGCCCAGCCGCTGTTGCGGGCAACGGTGGTCTGGACCGATGCCGTGCCGACGGCGGAGATCGTGTTCGCCGACCAGCCAAGCTCGGACTCCCCATGCAGGGTCGTCGTCGTCGAAGCAATCGCCGACTCAAACCCTGCTGTGAATAGGCGGGCCATTCAGGCTGGCCCTTTCCGGATCAGGTCGCGCTAAGCGTCCACGTCCACGTGATCTGCAACGTGTCGCCAGCGGCCTTGTTGATCGTCGAGAACAGCGCCCGGCTGTGCATGTTGCCCGACGACGAAGCGTCGAAGACGCCTGCCTCGGTGATCGCTCCGGTGCCGTCGCCAGCCGCCCAATCGCCGACCATCGTCAGGACCGCGCCGGAGCGGTTCTTCGACGTCAGCGCGTTGCGGTCAAGCTCGGTTGTCAGCGACGTCTGCCCGGCCGCAGGCGACGTGCCTCCGGTGCCGATCGCCATATGGGTCGGCTTGCCGAGCGACGGCGAGGCGACAAGCTGATCGACGATCGCGTTGACGCCGGTCGTCACGATCAAGTTCGACTTCTCGACCTCCTGCTTGACCTCGCCGTCGGGGCCGCGCAGGACGAGCTTGACGTTCTCGCTGGTCTTGATCTGCTCGATCGGCGGCGCCGTGTCGGCAGGCTTCTCGGTCGTCTCGGTCATTGCTCCTCCGGAGATCGGTTTGAGACCGATTCTGCGAGAGGGGTCGGACGACTCAGACGTGGGCGGCGGCGAGTACCCAGGCGGCGAGCATCCAGAAGGCGATCACGGCGACGAGGACGGCGACGATGGTGGCGGCGCGGAGCATGGCGGCGGCAGGCTACCAGCACGAGAAAGCCCCGCCGAAGCGGGGCTTCCAAGGGACCAGGAATGAGGTCGGAATCGGAATGCTACTCGAAAGTAGCGTTCCCCCACCACCGCCCTCCGGCGTGTTGGAGGATGCTGAGCCGGACGCCGATCGTCCGCAGCGTCACGCAGCCGAACAGGACGTTGATACAGCCCCGGAACTTCGCCGTCTTGTTGACGAAGTGCCCGCCGTGGTACTTGCCGTCGTAGTTCGTCCAGCCGTTCGGCCCGTCGCGCCAGCCGTCGAACTGCCACGGCGACGCCTCTCCGGCGGTCGTGAATGAGACCTGCTTCTTGAGCCGGTCAACGCGGTAGATATGGCCGTGCGCCCAGCAGAAGTATTGCCACATCTTCGCCTCCCAGAGCTTGATCCCGGCGAAGTAGCCCGCGCCGGATGCCCTGCTGTTGTCGCAGCCAGCCTCCCGCTCGTAGCCCCCGTTGAGAGTCGTCGGGTCTTGCTGCAACGTCAACCCGCCGCAGGTGGTCGCGGTATCGCAACCGCCCGCAGTCGTCCGTCGGTCAGTCAGCAGAATCGGCTTCTCGCCCTCGCTCCGCAGCGTGATCCGGCCGCACTTGTGGTGGTGCCCCCGGCAGTCGGCGGGCTTGACCTCCTTCGTCGTCGCGCCGCTTGAGGTCGATGTCCCCAGGACGACGACGACCATGACGAGGGTGATCAGGACGATGATCCCGACCACGATCAGTATCGCTTTTCGCATCGTGTCGCTCATTTCGCTATCTCCTCTGGGTCGAGAACTCGGAGCGGTGTGGCCGAGTTCATCATCCTCACTTCGCGCGGCTCGTCGGTGAAGACGTAGCCCCACTTGAATCCGCCCGGCTCCCAGACCTCAAGGCTGCGACCGCTTCCGGTTGCCCGGACGGCCCAGCCAGGAGGCAGTTCTTGGAGTCGGCGAACTAGCTCCTCGACTTTCATTGCCATTGGTTTCTCCGTTGTCGATGTCAGCACCGGGCGACGACGGCGCGTGTAGATCCAGCCGCCGTCGCGCCCGATGCAGTTTTCTAGCCGTGCAGGGTCGGCGGGCGAGTCGCCTTGACGCCGGGGATCGGCGTCGGCTCGACCTCGACCCACGTGTCGGCCTGCTTGACCAACTGCGAGCAGGCCCACGCGAAGATCTGCATCGAGGTCGGCACCTTGCCGGGCCACGTTGCGACCATCACGTCGAGTTCCGCCGAGATCCGGTTCAGCCGGGTCACGACGTGCCTGACCTTCCACCGGAAGCCCGGTGCGGCCTCGGGCCAACTGTCCGCGATCTTCCAGGCGTAGGCCCGGTAGTCGTAGGACAGCGGCTCGCCGTTGACGTCGTCGGCGCCGAGCCTGATCAGGTTCAGCGTCGAGCGGACGAGCGGCGCGCTCATGCCGGTCTTGACGGCAAGTTGCGCGGCCGTCTGATACTGCGTCCGCGACAGCGCCGCCCAGACCTTCTGGATGCGCTCGACGCGGCGGTCCTTCGACCGTTGCTCAGCGCGCTCCTCGCGCTCCTCGTCGGTCATTGCCATGTTCACTCTCCTTCCGTCGTTTGCCTTACTCCTCGGCGGCGAGCCGGGCCAAGAACTCCTCGGCCTGATCGCCGACCGTCTCGCCCTTGACGGCAGCCAAGACCAACTCCCAGGCGGCGTCGAGGGTGTCGAGATCGCGGAGAAGCTCCTCGCGGAGATCGTCAGCGATCGGTGTGTCGATCGACTGCAACTCCTTGAGCGCCAGCTTCGCCTGATACTTCGCCGAGTCGATCCGGCTGCTCACCTTGAGCCAGCCCTCAAACGCCCCGGTCGTCTTCGTCTTCTTCGGGTACTTCCGTCCCCCCTGGCGGATCGCAGCCGAGCGGTTGAACGCCTCGGTCGCGACCTCGGTCGCAGCCTGCTCGTCGGCCGTCTGCTCGATCGCCGCCTTGGCGATCTCGGCAGCGACGCTGGGATCGTCCTTGGCGATCAACTCGATCGCCTGCTTGCGCTTCTCGGGGTCAGTCAACACCTTGCGAGCGACCGTCCGTTCGTTCTGCTCGTAGCGGAGCGCGTTCTTCGCTTCGCCACCGAACGGGCGCGCGCGATCGCGCGCATCCCAGCGCAGCACGTCGCGGACCCACGTCTCGCCCTTGCCGATCAGCTTGCCGACCTTGCGGTTGCTGCCGACCTCGGCGTGAAGCTGGCGGACGCGGTCCTGAATCGCGACCCAGGCTGCATGCTCGGGCTGCCCGGCCTCGACCTCCTTGATCAGCGCCTTGGTCTCCTTGACCAACGCATTGCGTTCCTTCGTGTTCATCGTTCTCCTCTCGTTGCTGGGATTCCTGCGGCGCCATTCGGGCAACCGCGCCTTCGACTATACGCCGTGTCGGGGTCAGCTACAAGCAAACCGACCCAACCCCTAGATCGTGGGGGTGGGTCGGTTTGCGAACTCGCCGCTGACGGCGTCCTGCTCCCAATCGAAGGGCCGGTCGAGATCGGTCCGGATCGGCCACGTGAACGGCTCGCGCCGGAAGACGTAAAGCGGCCCGGCGCCCACCGAACGGCGGGTCAGGACGTTGAAGTAGAAGCCCCGCAGCGCGCGGTACTCGCTGATCTCCTCCGTCCCGACCCGCCACTCGGCGAACGTCATTCGGCCTCCGGCTCGATCGGCCACTCGTCCGGCGGGACCGGCGGCGATCCGGCAAAGTCGCGCATCGCCTCGTCCTGCCCGCACTCGGAGCAGATGTAGATGTCAGCGACCCGGCTCAACGCGGGCGGGAGCGGGAACTCCCGTTGGCGCATCGCCTCGGACTCGTCGTCGGTGAGATCGAGGCCGTAGGGGGTGTAGCGGCCGGTGTCGCAGCGCGGACACTTGACCGTCTTCTGCATGTTGACCGTCATTTCTTCTCCTTCCACGTGCTTGCCGTCCACTCGCGCCGGAGCATATGTCCGACCGGCTGCTCCGCCCGCTTTTGGCGGCGCCCGAGCAGCCTCGTCAGCGAGTACAACTCGCCCGGCTCAAGCTCGGCGAACCATTGCTCGGTGTCCTTCGACAACGAGCCGTTCAGGAACACGAGGCCGATCGCCGACAGTCGCCACTTCGTCGGCCCGCCGTTCTCAATCACGCCGAAGCGCTTGAGCCACGCGAGCCGAATCCCGACCGAGCGGTTGCCGTCGTGCTTCGGCAGTCCGAGCCTGTCGCGAACGTCGCTGGTCCGCGCGAAGCCGTCGTCCCGAGTCTCGTCGTTGACGACGGCGAGTAGCTCGCGGTCGGAGTAGTCGAGCAGCTTGAGGCTCGTCAGTCCGTCAGCCATTGATCGTCACCTTCCCTCCGTTGTTGATCGGCTTGTAGATATGCGCCCGGTTCTCGCCGACGCCTGCTTTGCGGATCACTTCCCCGTCGCGGAGAACGCGGATCGCGGCGCCGACGGTCGGGTCGCTGTAGCCGGTCACGCCCCTGATCGCGGGGATCGTCTCGTGACCCTCGCGAATCGCGGCCTCGACCTGCCTGACCGCATCGTCGCTGACCGGCTTCCACTTGCGCCGGTTCGGCTTCGACTTCGGCGTCGGCGGGTCGAGCGAGCGGATCGCGGCTCGGACTCGCTTGAGCTTGTCCTTCGTCGCCGCGAGTCGCGCTTCCAACTGCTCGACCTCGCTCGTCAGTTCCTGATCGACTCGCCGCAGCGGCTCGATCAACGTCTTGATCTCGTCTGTCATTTCGCTGCTCCTTTCCGTTGTCTGCCGGTCATGCGTCCGGCTTCTTCTTTCGCCTCTCTCGGGCGAGGTTCTTGATTGCGTAGGCATGCCAAAGCATGCCCCGGTCGTAGGTGCCCGCTGGTTTCGGCAGCCCGTCCAGCTTGTAGAGGTTCGGGTGCTTGATCCCGAGTTCCTGCGAGGCGCGACTGACGCCCCAGAGATCGGGGTGTAGTAGCTCGCGGTTGACGGCGGCGACGGCCCGGCTGATCTTCGCCGGGTCGCCGCCCTCCATCGCCTCGCGCAGCTTCGTGGTCAGCGGGTGTTCGGTTCTTGTCATTCGACCTCCTCCTGGGTCAGGTACTCGGCGTAGGCGAGCGTCCGCTCGGCCTCGGTGTCGTAGAAGCGCCACTCCTCGGCGATCATCTGATCGAGCGTGACCGGCCGCTGCTCTCGCCCGAACTGAACGAGATACTTCTGCGGCGCGACCTCGCTGACGACGTGCCCGTCTTCGACGATCTCGCCGTCCACGCAGCGGTGGCAGTAGCTGCCGCTCAGCGACATCGGGTCGAGTTCGACCTCGGCGGCAAGTGCCGCCCTGTTGCGCCCGGCCGACGGCGCCTCCGGCTTCTCGTCATGGAAGCCCTCGGGCACCGTCAGCCGATCGTCGCCCTCGCCGGGCCGGTCGAGCGGGTTCATCGCTTCACCGGCTCTCGGGTCGGCGCCCGCTCCGGCTTGCTCGGCTCGCGACGCGGAATCCGCTTCGGCTCCGCTGGCGCAGGCTTCTCGGCAGGCTGGCGCTCGGGGATCGGCAGCTTGACCGGCTCGATCCGCTTCGTCCGTTGTGGTTTTCCGATGTCCATGCTGTTACTCCTCTCCTCTCAAGAAGTTCTTGAGGTAGATGGGAACGCCGTATGACTCGCGGAGGTCGTTGTGCAAGTGCCACGCCTCAAACGGCAGGTATAGCTCGACCGGGTAGCCGTAGGTCGCTTTCCAGCCCTGGCTGCCCTCGATCACCTTCCCCCAGAGCGCCACCTTGCCCATGACCTTGAACATGTTGTTGCGCTCAAAGTCGTAGTTCAGATAGTGCGGCATCGTCATTAGGTGGTCGAGCGTCTTCGCCGAGTACAGCCCGCATGAGCAGGTGTCGCCGGGAACCTCATGGTCGTGTTCGCAGACCGCCTCCATCGGAGCGAACGGCTGCCAAAACACCTTCTGGGCGGCGTTGGCTTTCGCCGACACCGACTGCAGCAGGGTCAGCCCCGCGTCCGTCTCCTTCTTCTTGATCCCCCAGGCTCGCCAGCCGTACTCGACGGCGACCTGATCGGGGACGATCAACTCGCGCTCGGCCTGCTCGTCCGCGACGGCCTCGGCCGTCTCGATCTCGCGCTTCGCCGCGAAGACGAAGCCGCAGGTTCCGCAGCGGGCGAAGCCCGGCAGGGTCGAGGGGGTGATGCCATTCATGCCCTTGCACTCCGGACAGACGGCGTTGATCTTGCCGACGTTGCTTGGCATCACGACTCCCCTTTCACCTTCGCCTCGGCCTCGTCGAGCATCTGGGCGATCTCGGTCGGCAGCGTCCACTTGCAGTTGCGACCGCCGCCGGGCGGATTCTTCTCGATCTGCATATCCCGCGCGGCTCGCTTCGCGGTCGAGGTTGCGATGCCCGCGATCCGCGCGTCCCGCAGGACGTCGCGACCGAGCATCGTCCCGCCCTGATCATGCAGGAGTCGGGCCAACCACTCGGCTGCCTCGGAGCGCTTACTCGGCTTCACCCGAGCCTCGTCGCCGCCGCTGGCAGCTTCGCCCTCCTCAAGGAACTTCGCCGCGCTCTCCTCCGTCTCCTCGCGGAACAAGAGAAAGGGCGCCGCGTGTTCGATCGTCTCGTCAACGTCGATCTCAAAGGCGAGCGTCTTCGGCTTCTCGCCGACGTTCATCTTCACCGGAGCGAGCAGCTTCCGATCCGCGTCGTCGGGATCAGACCCGAACAGGTATGCGGCTCGTGCGGCTGCCGGAAGTCCGGAGCCGGTGCCGCCAATCAACCCGAGCGGGTGCATGTACTTCGTCGCCCGCTTGAGTACGTGTTCGACGATCAGGAACGTGACGCCGGTCGCGTCGGCGATCTCGCGGAGCGGATCGGTGACGACTCGGATCGAGTCCGAGTGACGGCTGACGCCGTTCGACAGGTGGGAAGCGAGCGGGTCGATCACGACGAGGTCGATCTCCTCCTCGACGATCTTGTCGATCATTTCTGCCATATCCTTCGGCAGGCGGAAGTTCCAGAGCGTGACCTTGTCGAGGTCGGCCTTTGCAGCCTGTAGGCGCGGCACGGTGATCCGTCGCGGATCATCCTCGGCAGCGCTGTAGAGGACGTTGCCTCCGGCCTGCGTGACCTCCCCCGCGACATACGCAGAGAACAGCCCCTTGCCCTGATCGGGCTTGCCTGCGACAACGCAGATCATGCCCTCCGGTAGATGCTCGCGCCAGCGCCAAGTGATCGGCGCCGTCGTGAGCGAGCTTGCCTTGACGGCTTCACTCATGTTCGGCTCCTTCGTGTTCGTGGTCGATGGGATACAGGCAGTATAGCAACCCGGCCAGAATCGCGCATCCCCGAAGTGTCGGCGCCGACACTTTTAGAAAGTGACCCAACCCCTCAGTCGGGGATCTGGGTCGGTTGCTGACTAGGCGGCGACCGGCGCCTTACGGCGAACGTCGATCGCAGCTTCCCACGCCTCGACCCAGCGCCACGCATGATCCTCAAGCAGGTGCTTGTCGATCACCCCGGCGCGGAACTGCTCGGCGTACTCGTCGCGGTTGCGAAGCAAGTCGAGCGTCGCCTGCCGCCACTTCTTCGCCTTCCAGTCGGCGAGCAAGCCGATCCCGTCGTCGGCGATCCGCTGATAATCCTCGGTCGGGCTGGCGACGAACGGGACGCCGACAGCGGCAAGCTCCAACCCCTTGAGCGCCGACTTCGCCGCGTTGAACTTTGTATCGTCGAGCGGCGCGATCCCGACGTCGAAGGTGGCGATGTCGTAGGGGTAGTCGCGGAACTCCGAGTAGCCGCGCGCCTCAAACTCGACCCCTTGCAGATCGAGTTGCCTCGGAACCTCCTCGCCGGTCCCGATGTTGACGAAGCGGGCGCCGTACTCGCGGCAGGCTTGCCCGACGCCGCCTCGGGTCGCGAGCAGGTCGCGGGGATGGGTGCCGACGTGCCCGGCCCAGCCGACCGTCTTGCCGTCGCGCTCGGCGCTCGGCAGCACCCCGAGCATCTGCCGGGGAATCCGGTTGGCGAGAATGGCGACGCGGCCGTGGGCGCCGTAGCGCCGGGCAAGCGCCGGAGTCGTCACGGTGACGAGATCAGCCTGCGCGCAAGCCTTCCGCAGCCAGACCCGGTTCGACTCGCGGTTGTACTTCGGCTGGCTCCGCTTGAAGGCGATGTGGCGCGGGTCGAGCGCCTCAAAGTCGTCGTCGATGTCCACGACGACGGCGATGCCCTTCGACTGCATGACCGCGATCGACTCGTAGTTGAGCCGCCGCATCGGCCGCGCCATGACGAAGACGTCGCAGTCCACTTCCATGTCGGTGACGTGCCCGGCCTCGTCGATCGTCATCTTCGCTCGCTCGATGAAGTCCACGCGGACCTCGTCGCCGTCCACCGCCTGCCCCGGCCACAGCGCCCGGTAATGTCCGCATCCATCCTTGTCGGGCAACGAGACCCAGGCGCGCATTAGCCGACCGGGACGCGATCGAGCGAGACGTCATGCTCGCTGAGAAAGAACTGCAGCAGCGGCGGCTCCGGCGAACGCAGGTAGCCCTGCTCGACAAGGTCGTGATGATCGCGGCAGAGGGTGACGCCGTTGCGGACGTCCTGCTTCGCCTGGATCGTCCTCAGTCGTCGCTTCGGCACGAAGTGGTGCGCGTCGATCGTCTTGGAGCAGGGGGTTACTCCGGTGCCGTGGCAGCGCCGACAACCCGGCCCGCCGCAGCGGTGACAGACGGCTCCGGCAAGCTCGCAGCGGTTCTTGCCGTCGTTAGTGACGGCCCGCCAAAACGCTCGGTAGTTGATCCGCTCCTGTCGCATACGCCGTCGTGCCCTCCGGTCCACAAGCGGATCATCGGTGCCGAGTCGGACGGCAACGACAAGCGCCCCCGCCAGTCGAGAGAAACGGGGGCGCTCGGCGGCATCGACAACGGAAGGAGATGCTGGGTTGACTCTACCCAGCCGAGCGGCGCTTAGTCGAGCGACCGCATCGGCCGTCGTTTCAGCCGGTCGGTGCCCTCGCGAGTGCCGTCAGCGCGGCCTCGGAGCCGCTCGACGACGTCGTCTTTCTTCGCCCCCCTGATCTTCAACAACCCCGCCTCGATCTGATCGGCAACGGAGTCGAAGACCGCCGCCTCCATCTGTCGCCGGTTCATCTTCCAGCGGTCGGCGAGTCCTTGCGGTGGCTCGTCCGCATTGAGATCCGGGTCGGCCTGTAGCCGACTGTCGATCCGGTCTTCCAGCACCTAGTGCAAGTCTGCACGATCTCTCGGCTGGACTCCGCGTCGAGCGCTGTCGGCGACCTTCTGCTTCATCACCTTGCCCGTCTTCTCGGACTCACGGCAGCCGCAGCGGCGGCATTGCGGGACGTCGCCCTCGGCGAGCGGGATGATCGTCATGTGGGCGCCGTCGCAGGTCTCGACCGGCTCAGCTAGGTACGGGTTCGCGGTCGTCGTCGAACTCCTCGGCGTCTTCATGTAGCTCGCGCTCCTCCTCGGTCGTCAACCCTTCGCCGTCCATCACCCAATGCAGGAACTCGGCGAGGATCTGATCGGTCTTGCGATGGTGAACCTTGCCTGCCATGACCGAACATTCGCGCCGCGCCCGGACACGAAAACGGCCCCGCCGAAGCGAGGCCGTTCTCTGATCACGACAACCCGACGAAGGCGTCGTAACCCCCAGCTTACTTGTCGAGACCGTCCTCGTCGCGCTGTTCGACGTCGGGCGGACTGTCGTCTTCGCGCTGGATGCGCTTGCGCTCCTCCTCCTGCGCCTGCATGTCCTCGGCCGGTGCGGTCGAGGGCTTGTCCGGGTCGCTGGGATCGACCGGCGCCTCATTGCGCTCGTCGCGCTCGTCAGCCATGTTGGCTCCTTCGGTTGCTTACGAAGGCCGTCTACCCATCCTCGTCCGGCTCACTCGCATGGTCGTCGTCGGGCGGCAGCGGCTGCGGTGGCGGCGGCTCCGTCGGGTCGAGGTTCGGGTCGGGGCGATCCGGTCGCGGGTACGGCTCGACGTAGCCCGGCTCTTTCCCGTCGTCGCCCATCGCTCCTCCTAGTGAACCTTGACGATCGTGCCCTTCGGCACCCGGTTATAGAGGTCGATGACCTCGTCGGCGTACATGCGAATGCAGCCGTGCGAGGCCGGGGTGCCGATCGAGTAGTCGGCAGCGGTGCCGTGGATGCCGACGCCGTCCCATAGCTCGATCCAGCGGGCGACGATCGGGTTGCGCGGGTCGCCGCCCTTGATCACGGTGCCGCGATCCTCGGGCGCCACCCAGGCCGAGTTCGGCATGAGCCAGTCCGGGTTCTTCGCCCGCTTGAGGACGCGATACCAGCCGGGCGGCGTCCGGTAGTCCGGCTCGCCGCCCTTGCCGTCGTAGAAGCCGATCGCGACCCGGTACGCCTTGACGAACTCCAACTTCGACGACGAACCCTCCGCCTTGAACAGACGGAGGGTTCGGGCGCCGAGATCGACGTCGATCGCCGTGTCGGGGTATCGCGGCGGTCCGATCATCGAATCCTTCGGCTCGTCAGCGTGTCATCGACGACCGGCTCGATCGGCACCGTGTGGTTCTTCGTGACCCAGACCCAGATCGGCGGGATCGCCAAGGCAATGATCGTCAACCACTTCTCGGTGTCTCCGGGGTTGACGGTCGTGAAGACGCCGACCACACCGATCACCGACGCGGCAAGCGACTGGATCGCCTTCGACCAGTCGTCGGCGGTCGCGTTCTTCGTCCCGAAGACAGCGGCGACGCCGAGTACGGCCGTCGAGCAGGCGATCAACGCCGCTTCCAGGCCGGGATCGAAGACGATGAAGAAGCCGAGCAGCAGCAGCACGGCGCTGATCAACTGCGCGACCGTCTTCTTCGCCTCGTCGTAGGTGTATCCGAGTATCACTTTGCTCCTCCTATTTCCATTCGACGAACGTCGTCGATTTCGCGATGTAGTTCGTCACCCATTGACGCGGCGTCGTCATGCCGCCCTTCGACGCGGCGATGATCCACTCCGCCGGTTTGTCGTCGTCGGTCGAAGCTCGTCCGTGATTGCAGATCCCGATCGCGCCGCCGTAGCCGGTGTCGTAGTTGCCCGGCCAGTTGTGAGCGAGGATCGTCAGCATCCAGCGGAAGCGGTCCTTGTCGCCGAAGGCGAGTTCCTGCAGGTAGCGGCTATCGACCGGATCGGTCAGGCGACTTCGGGTCTTGACCGCATTCTCAGCCGTCCACGAGGCGCTCGACCTCGCGTCGAACGCGCTCTGAAACCAGCGCCCGTCGCTCGGGTAGCTGTTGCCGGTCGAGCGCGCGTAGGGGCCGACGTCCCAGCCGCTGTCTTTCGGGTGCGGTGCCGCGTTCGTGATCTGGAAGCTCGACTCGTTGTAGGCGATCGAGATCAACATCCCCTTCGGCAGGCTGAACTCGGTCGTGAACGGCCGCGCCGCCACCGTGACGATCGAGCGCTGGGTCGCCAGCCCGGCGATCCCATCGACGACGAGCTTGTGGTCGCGCTGCCACTTGCGGACCCGGCGGACCGTCTTCGTCCCGAAGACGCCGTCAACGTCGTCGCCCTCCATGCCGACGTTCTGCTGGATGATCCCAACGTCGGTGCCGGTGTCGCCCTTGCGGAGCGCCACCCGATAGTCGGATGCGGGCGGGAACTCCATCTCAGTACCCGCTCGCGCTCAGGTGGACGAGGTCGTAGGGCAGGTTGTTCTTGAGCGGCGAGCCGATCTCGTGCATGATCCGCTCGCAGTTCAGGTAGTCGGTGACGTCGGCAGCGCCGCCGAGATAGCCGGTCCGGGTGTGATTCGACGAGCGGCCCGCGCAGGTGCCAGGACAGGACGTGTGGCCGCACATGCGGATGCAGAGGCTCTCGCTGTACTCGGGCGAGCGGTAGCCGGAGACGAGGATGCCCTTCCAGCCGTGCTGACGCGCTTTCAGCAGCCAGTAGGCGATCCACTCGACGCACGGCTTGCCGTCGAAGGTGACGACGCCGCCGCCGTGCGGGTCGTATGGCCCCTTGTCCTTCTTCTCCTCCTTGCGATCCTCTTTGCGCTCGATCGCATGCTTGAGGCGAGCTTCCAGATGCTCGTCGATCCGCCGCAGGTTCTTGCGCCGCATCCGGTACTGGTGCTGGCGGCGGTGATAATGCTCCCACGTCTCGTGCTTCCACGGCTGCAACTCGCGGAGCTTGAAACGACGAAGCCGGTCGTGAGCCTCGCGATGCTCCTTGCGGAGATGCTCGACCGTGGTCAGTTCAGCCATTGCCTAGATTCTTGCCGCGCCATCGGTCGGCTTCGTGGTCGATGAAGATCAGCAGCAGCGACAGCCCAAGGATGCCCGGTACGGCCGCGACGATCAGCGAGCAGACCACGAACCACGAGACCTCGGTCGGCTTCTCGCCGATCAGGTGGAACTCGGCGTAGGCGAAGGCCATGTTCAGGACGAGGTAGCTGGTCCCGACGAGAGCAACGCCGCGATTCTCAGGCGGTCGCCAACCCCGGTGGACGAGCCGGAGGCTGCGGATGATCACCGCGACGGTCAGCGCCGCGCCGAACCCGGACAGGAACGCAGCGACGCCCCGGAACGGATCGAGCAGGTCGGCGCTACCGCTCATCGCCCTCGACCATCGACTTCGCCTCGCCGTCGAGCATCGTCTCGTCGTCGTGGAGGATGCCGCCCATCCCGATGATCAGCAGCGTGAAAGCGACGAAGCCAATCGGCGAACGGAAGGTCAGATCGCCGCTCCCGAGCCGGGTCGCGACGACCATCGTCATTCCGATCACAAGGATCGCGATCCCGAGTCGGGTCAGCGCCATGTAGTCGAGCCGGGCCTTGCCGTACCAAGGATCGGTCGGCATCCGCTTGCGCCGGTAGTAGAGCCACGCCTCCGAGAGCGCCAGCCCGCAGGCAACCCCGCCCTCGACGAGGACGAGGCCCCGGAACAGGTCGGGCAGGACGTCAGCGAGAAGCGTCATCGGAAGCCTCCTTCTCAGCGGTCCGGCGTCGCTCCAGCGCCTGCGCCCCGACGGTGCCGCCGACGACCGCGCCCATCAGGAAGTGAAGCTGAGCATCGACGTGAGTGCCTTGGACGAGCGCGACGACGTTGGCGACAACCCAGACAAACGTCACCGACCCCGCGACCAACGTATAGATCCAGCTTGGCAAGGCTCACCGCGCTCGCTTCTCTCGCTCGCGCTCGCGCTCGCGGCGCTGGCGCCGAAGTTCGCCATAGATCAAGACGCCGACGAGCGCGATCACGGCGCTGGCCGCGAACTGCGCTGCCGAGATCCAGAGGTCGGTGTTCTCGGTTGCCAACGAGGCGATTCCGACTGCGATCACCATGAAAGTCAGCAAGGCTCCAATCAAGACCATCTCCCAAAGTTTGGCTCGCTCCACGGACACCTTCATCGTCCGGATCAGTTGCTCGGTCATTCAGTTTTCCTGCCTTCGGCTAGTAGGTGTGCATGTACGGGACGGTCGCGAAGTTGGTCGGCGGCGTGATGTTGACCGGCGTCGTATAGCTCGACCCGACGGTGCCGCCGCGCGGCGTCCCGCTAAACGATATGTAGCTCGACGAGCCGTTGTTGAAAGCAAGGCCGATGTAGTAGAGGCCCGGCGTGATCTGATAGGCACTTGAGAACGCGACCTGCTGCTGCTGGCCGGTCGCAGCGCCAGCGAGATTCACGCCGGTCGTCGTCTTCGCCAGGATCGTGCCGCTGCGGTTGTAGAGGATCGCCTTGACTTGGCCGGTCGTGTTCGCGGGCCGGAACTCGACGCCGCTGACAATCCCGGTGCCGTTGACGAAGACCTCGGCGAAGTAGGCGTTGTTGGCGGTCGGGCTGCTCGTCGTCGTTGTCCCCACGAACGGCGGGCACCACCGCTTTATGTTGTGCGGCCCCTCGATCGCTTGCTCGATCGAGAGGTTGGCGCCGCCATAGAGGACGCCGGGACTCGTATCGACGCCGAGTCCGCTGAGCCGATGCACCTTGAGGTTGCCGTAGATGACGTTGTTGGCATCGAAGACCGTCATCTGCTCGTTGAAGTCGGCGCCCGGCTCAAGCCCGTCGCCGCGCTCGATGTCGATCCGCATGTCTTGGAACATGATCCGAGCGACGCCGGAGACGGCCGGATAGGTGAGCAGGTCGGTCGGCGTCCATCCGGCGATCGCGACGCCGCAATGCTCGACCGACATCGACAGGCCGTTGGCAGCATGGTTGCCGTGAGTCCACGGCGTCTGCAGCCCGAGTCCGATCTTGCACTTGTAGGCAGCCGGGTTCTCCATCCACAGGTGATCTGTGACCGGGATGACGTAGCCGGTGTGCATCTGCAGCACGTAGCCGCCCCGCAGGTAGTGATGGTTGAAGCCGTAGGCACCGCAGGTGCGGATGCCGAAGGCGTTGGGATGGGTGTTCGTGTTCGCGGCCGACTTGCCGTCGCCCGCCTGGACGTTGACGTTGTCGATGTTGAAGCCGCCGAAGCTGAGACCGTCGATCCCGGCGATCGGCGCGTTCTCCAAGAGCAGGATCTTGAAGCCCTTGAGTGTCACCGGCCCGGACCAGTTCCGCCACAGCCCGCCGTTCTCCTCGGTCGCGCCGCCGATCACGCTCGGCGGGCCGTAGGTGGCCGAGTAGCTATCGACGGTGCGGGCGCAGAGCAAGGTCGCTTGCGGCGAAGCCCAGCCGACCGGGTCGTAGCTGCCGACGATCGAGATCGGCTTTGTGCTGTCGATCTCGTCGGCGAGCGAGAGGATGCAGTTGCCGTTGCGATCGCGGCGCGGGTTGGCGCCGACCACGTAGACCTTCGCCGGATCGAGTCGGACGATCCCACCCCGCCCGTAATCCATCGCCGCGTCGATCGCCCCCTGGATGCCAGCGGTGTCGTCGTGGTTGAAGTCGTTGCCCTTGGCGCCGTAGTTCTCGGGGTAGAACTCAAGCCCTTGCGTGTGGCCGTCTTGCGGATTGCCGGTCGAGGGTCCGCCGACGAGCGCCGGGCCGATCGCGCCGTGGACGAGAATGTCGGCGCCGCTGCGACTGATCCAGACCCGATCGCCCCGTTGCGGCGAGTAGCTGCTCAGCGCATACGCCTCAAGCTCAAACGGGACGACCGTGATCGTGCCGTCAGCAGCGGTTGTCGTGTCGCCGCCGCCCACGGCGACCTTCAACGGCGCCACCGAAGTCACGATTCCGATCGAGCGCTGAATCGAGCGATGCCGGAGACGGCGAAGCTGGCGCTCGATCTTGCGGTCGCTGCGGGCGCTCACTTGTACACCTTCACGTTGCGAATCCGCATCTCCAAGTCAGTCGGCCCGACCCGCTGCGGATACCAGCCGACGCGGAACATCACCGAAGTCGCCTGAGCGCTGCTGATCCCAAGCCCTCCCGTGTACTGGTCGCCCATCGTCGCGATGTTCGTGTTCTGGCCGTTGGAGAAAGCCGGGTCGATCCCCTTGACGCCGTTCAGGTAGGCGATTGCGAAGCCGGTCGGATTCTGGTTGGTCGAGCCAGCGGTCAGCCCCATGTAGCGCATGTCCCACTTGACGTGGTAGCCGATCTTGAACCATTGGTTGCGCGGGATCACGCCGACGTTCCACTCGCGCTCAAACTCGTAGTTGTTGGAGTCCTTCCGATAGCCGCCCTCGACCCGGATCGAGAGCATGTCGGTGCCGCGCTCGATCCCGAAGCCGCCCGTATAGCCCGCGTTCTGGTTGCCGTGAAACTGGTTCACCGTCGAGCGGTTGTCGCTGTCCTGCGGGAACTCGACGTAGGCCGGGACGTACATCTCCCACTCGTAGTAGACGGTCGCGCCGGGCATCCCCGGAATCGCGCCGCCCCGGTTGGCCGCTGTGTTGTGTTCCTGAAACTCGGTGTGGATGCCGCTCGTCTCGGTCGGGTGGGCGATGAACAGCGCGTAGCCAGTCCGGTACTCGGCGATGTTGCCGCCGACGAGCGGATCAACCGGCGCTGCGCCCCATTGGCTTTCCTGGCCGGGCACCGCATTGATCGCCGCCGACCACGCGAGACTCATGCCTGCGGGCGGCAGGGTGGCGCCGCCGCCACCGCCGACCTTCGGCACCCTGATCGTCGCGTCGTTGAAGCGCGCCGTGTCGGCGATCGTCCGCGCAAGCGCGCCCGAAGGTGGCGGCGGCGGTTCGGGCGGCGGTGTCTCGTCCCTCGTCACCGAGTAGCGGCGGGTCGTGCAACTCATTGTCCCGTCGAGCGTCAGCGGGATCGTCAGCGTGTCGATCACGTGGTACTCGTTGATCCCAAGCTGCGGGCGCGAAACCAAGACGACGTCATTCGGCTCAAGCGCCGGGTGGACGAGCGCCTCAAAGCTGATCTCCTGATGGGTGCCGAGATAGAGCGAGAGGATGCGCGCGGCGACGTCGTTTGCCTGCCCCTGCTCCGTCACCCACTCCGACGAGTAGACCAACGTCTTCTTGCCGAAGCTGCCGCCGTAGTAGGTCGGGCTGGCGCGGTTTTGGTCCCGAGCTTCGCCGTAGATCGGATCGCCGTGGCCGTTCTCACCTTCGACGAGAACGCGGTTGACGGCGTCTTCGCGGCTCCATCGCTTGCCGACGCCGAGCAGGGTCGCATCTTCGCCCTCGGTGAACTCCCAGACTGGCGGCGGCGCCTTGCGCGTGTCGCGGAGAGCGAGCTTGCCGTCTTGGTCGAAGAACAACTCGGCGCCGTTCGCGGCTTCGGCGAGTCCGAGCATGAAGTCCCAGCGATCGTCGCCCGCCTCCCAGCCGACGAACGGCGTCGGCACCGTCGAGACGAACAGGTCGTCGGAGACCGGCAACGTCTCCGGCGCGTAGCCGAGAACCCCGAGCGCGATGATCCAGAAGTAGACGCTCTGCCCGGCCGGGATCTGCCCAGCCTTCTCAAAGACGGCGTCGATCAGGACGATCGAGCGGTCCATGCCGCTGATCGACATCTGAACCTGCCCGTCATTCGACTCGGTCACTTCGACCTCGTCGATCCGGAAGATCCCGAGCGGCACCATCTCCGCTTCGCCGTTGATCTCCAAGCCGCGCTGGATGACGACCTCGTTGCCGTAGGGCGCGAGCAGGTCTTCGGGCGCATCGGGGATCAGCCCGCCGAACTCAAGATCGTCCTGCGAGACCGCAACGGTCAGCGAGCAGGACGCCCGCGTCGTCGCCGTCGAGTCGAAGGTGACGCTGCCGTCGATCACGTCGAGCGTCGTGTCGCCGACCGTGACCGTGACGACCGGCGTGTTCGTGCCTTTTAGAGCATCCTCAAACTCGGCGGTGATGGGCTGCATCTCACCCGAGCGCGTTCCAGGCGTTCGCGACGTTGCTGAACACGTCCCGCGACGGCTTCGCGCCGCCAGCGAGGCGATAGACGCCCTCGTGCCGATCCCAGCTTGGATTGGCGGCGGCGTCGTCCTCGTCGTCCTTGTAGGTGTAGACACACATCGGCCCGGCGAGATCCCAATAGGTGCTGACGAGGGTGCCGCTGTTCGTATCGCCCGAGCGCGCCGCCGCGTAGTGCTTCCACTCGGCCATGAACACGGCCTCCATGTAGGCAGCGGTGTTCTCGTCCACGACCGAGTTGTTCGTGCCTCGGGTCGGGACGCCGACCTCGCCGATCCAGATCTTCTTCCGGTTCGCGGTGCCGGTCGTGCCGTCGCCGTTTGCCTGCATCACCGAGCGGATCGACGGCGTCGGAGACAGGTGGCCGGTCATCTGCCGCCACGCCGACCAGTCGAAGTTCGTCGGTGTGTTGTCGTACTTGTTCGCAAACGAGGGCGAGTGATACGGATGGTGCGACAGCCCGTCCATGAACGCCTTGCACGAGCGCGGCGACTGGTAGAGCGTCGAGTACCACGTGACCGGGTTGACCGAGAAGTCCCAGGCCGCGACGCCGACCTGATCCGGGGCAGGCGACGTGCCACCGGGCAGGACAACGCAGTCGGGGTCGCCCTGCTTGAGCTTCGGATACGCCGCCTTGAGCAGGTTCGCGTAGGCGTTGCCGACCGTTACCCGGTTCGTCTCGTAGTCGTTGACCCAGGCGCCAGCGATGTTGAAGAACCCGGCGATGTTCGGCTCGTTCCAGACCTCAAACACGTGGCACTTGTTGGTCGCGCCGTAACGCTTCGCGACCTCAAGGCAGAAGTTCGCGTAGGCGTTCACCTGCGTTGTCCCGATCGGCGCGAACTTGTCCTGCCAGTTGCTGTACTTGGTCGGATCGAGCCATTGCGGCGAGTAGCCGATCATCGCCCACGGCCACAGCCCCTGCGCGGCGACGTTGTTCATCATCCGGTCGGTCGTCGTCCAGTTCCAAGTCGTCGGGTCGGTCGAGGACGTCGTCTGGATCGCCGACCAGGGAATATCGACGCGAATCCACTTCGCGCCCATCGCCTTCATGTCGGTCATCTGCGTGTTCTGGCTTGACGTCGAGAGACCGGGGAAGCCGCCGCCGGGAGCGAAGCCGTAGGCGAGCCGATCATCGACGACGACCTCCGGCTCCTCGATGATCGGCGGCGGCTGGACGACGCCTGCGTTCTTCGTACCAGCGGTGAAGTGCGCGGCGATCCGCTGCTGCGGGAGGATCTTCTCGTAGACGGCGATGTTGTCCACGAGGCCGTCGTAGACCTCCCAATTCGGGTTGTCGGGGTTGAAGCCCCGGTGGCCGAACTGGAAGTTGCCGGAGAGCAGCAGCTTGGAATATTCCTGCCGGACACCGGCATAGCCGAGCGGTCCCTGCGCCCCCATGCTGACGCCGTTGATAAACCACTCGCAGATGCCGGTCGTGTCGTCGAAGGTGCAAACCACGTGGGTCGCTTCGTTTAGCTGGAAGCTGCTGACCGGGTGCCCGGTGAGGTTGGTTCCCCAATCGACCCAGCCGACCGGATAGGTGTTCACGTCGGAGTAGAACCGCATCGACGACGGGTTTATGAACTCCCAGGTCGGATACGGCGCCCCGGCGCCGAAGACGACGGCGGCGCCGTCGGCAGCCTGCGCTTGGAATCCAGGGGTGCTGTTGTTGCCGATCCCCCGGCAAACCGCCGACAAGAATGACGTGTTGGTCTTGCTCGCGTAGGTGAACGCGGCGGTCCCGCCGTTCGTCGTCAGCCTCAAGTGACCCTTCGTCGCATCCTGGCTGCTCGCCGCAGGGAACGCGGGCTGCCCGCCAGCAGCGAGCGTCGAGGCGACCGGGAGCGTGTAGCTCGTCCCGACCTGAATCGTCCGCGCGCCGCCGGTCATCGTCGTCGTCGGCGTACTCGCCCGGTGATCGGACGATCCGGCGAAGATCGTATTGAAGCTGTAGCTGCTGATCTTGTAGAGCCAGACCTCCATCGTCAGCTTCGCGCCGGGCTGGAACGGCTGGTAGTTGTCGGCCTTGAAGCCGACGCCGGGGTTGTCGCCGACGCCGATCGCGTTGCCGTTCTCATCGACGTCGAAGTGACCGTGCATGTAGATCGAGTGCTTGGTCAGGTCTTCGGTGATCAGCGGCGAGCCGTCGAAGCTGACGTCGGCGTTGCTGACCACGTCGCCCGAGTAGATCTTCCCGGTCCGGTTGTGGCCGGAGGAGTCGGCGAGCGTCGTCCCGCCGGTCTCGTTGAGGCGCCACCACAGCGCCGGGCCGTCGGCCTGAACCTCCTCGGTGTAGGTCTTGAGACTGCCGGGGCTGTCGGGCGGCGGGGTCTGGTGATGCTTGTTCGACGGCCGCTTCACTCGGGTCCATGCGTAGGTCACGTTGCGCCTCTCCATCGCCTTGTTGTCGATCAGCCGCTCGACCGTCTCGTCGCCGAGAACCACCCAGCGGTCCGGCTCGTCGGTGTCGTAAGCCGCCTGCAGAAGCAGCGGCGTCTTCTCGCTCGCGATCGTCTGGACGCGCTCAAGCTCGACGCTGTCGTGGGTGCGGATGCCGACCTCGCCGGTCTCGGGGCCGCGTGAGTCCATCGTCGCAACAGCGTCGTCACGACCAAGCGGCTGCTGAACATTGAGCCGTGCCTGCCGCTGCTGGCCGTTGAAGCTCGCGATCCGAAGCGCCGTGTTCAGCAGCGGCAACAGCGGGTGCTTGAGCCACCACCCGGTCTGCATCGTGACCGTCCTCGTTGACCACGCCGAGACTGAGGCGGTCGTGAGGTCGAACAGGTGGACGGCCCGGACTCGGTACTGCTGCGGCTCGCCGTTCGGCGCCTCGTAGTCGTAGAGCGTCGCCGGGTTGTCCGTCACCCAGCCGACGTCGTTGTCGGTCCGCATCGGCTTCCACTCGGACGTCTCCACGTCGAGATACTGGAACTCAAACAAGCTCGTCGTCGTCGCCCCCGACGTCGAGGCCGCGACGAGCCGGTTTCGGCCCTCGTCGTTTTCGGCCGACGCTTGCAGGGTCGGCGTTCCCGGCGAGGGGACGTTCAGCGTGAACTGGTCAAAGGTGTTCGACGACGACCAGTTGCTGTAAAGCTGGGTCGTCTTGACGTAGGCCCGGTAGGTGCCGTTGGCGAGCGGCTCGGGCAACTGGTGCGAGAACGTCGAGGTCGAGAAGCCGCCGACCTCATAGAGCGGATCGGTGACGTCGGGGTTGAAGCCCGCCGCGCCGTACTGTGCCGCCGTGAAGATCTTGAGGTTCCAGGCGAACTGCGGCCCGCCGTCAGGGTCGAGGCTGTTCGACCAGACGACCGTCGGCCGGTTCGTCGTCGCGATCGGATTGTCCGTCGGCGTCACGTCCACGGTCACGACCGGAATCCGCAGATACTTGATCGCGACCCATTCCTTCGCGACCAAGAAGTAGCCGGAGCCGTCGTCCGCCGCTGAGCCGCGCACCGTCCAAAACGAGATGTTGTTGAGATCGAGGGTGGTCGCGTCGGCGTTGATCGAGAGCGAGACCGGCGAGGACGTGATGAAGCTCTGCTGGGTGAAGTTGCCGATCTTCTTGCTGGCCGTGTAGGCGCCGCCACCGGCCTTCGGGATCGAGATCGTGATCGTCCCGGTCGCGCTGACTGCCACGAGCCGCAGCGAGCCGGTGATGCTGATCACCTTCGCCCCGGCCGGGAGCGTCGGCATCGCGGCGGCGCTGGTCACGAACGGCGCCAAGACGAGCGCCGAAGCGTTGCCGAAGGTGACCGACGTCCCGTCGTCGTTGTCGGCGAGCCAGACCTCGTAGTTGTCGCCGCCGATGTTGATCGTGACCGGACCTTGGACGCCTGCGGTCGCCCACGGGTTCAGAGTCAGGGTGGACATTAGAACTGCCTCCTCGCGTGGCGCTCGATCCGCTCGCGCTTGGCGAACTGGCCGTTGACTTCGGTCTCGATCACGGCGCCGAACTCGTCCCACGAGAAGTTGTTGACGACGGTGACGTCCCCCGCCCCGGTGCTGACAACCTCGCCGCCGCGAGCCATGATCGGAACTTCTTGACCAACCGGACCGGGCACGACGCCGCCAGTATGGAACTTGGGGAGGTCGTCAAAGACGCCGAACCGCGCCGCCTCGATCACCCCCCGGAGATCGTCGATCGACATCGCCTGCGGCGCATTCTCGGCGGCGATGTCACGCAGCGTCGTCTGAATGTCGAGGATCTCGCCGCCGAAGCGGCCGACCTTGTCGATGACGTCCTTCGGCTTGAGGATCTGCATCCCGCCACCCGTACCGGCGACCGTCTTCAACTCCTCCCTGAGCGTGTCGATCGTGTCCTTGAAGGTCGCCTCGATCCCGCCGCTGCCCTTGAGCGCGCCCAGCACCGTGCCCTGCAAAAGCGACGTGACCCGCTTCCAGCCCTCGATGTTCGGGAAGAACTTGGGATCTGACTCGGGGGTCGCCAGCTTCCCGTTCGGCAGCGCGTAGCGATCACCCGGCAGCGCCCCGCCCATGTGGTCGAACTTGGCGAGCAGGTTCTTGCGTTTTTTGGCGCTGAGCTTGTTCCACTTCGCGACGTCGATCGTCTGCGGGTTCTCGTCCTTGTCGTCCCAGCCAGACGGCGTCTTGCCCTTCTTGCCGAGATGCTTCTCGCCGCGCTTGACCTTCTTCTCGTAGTTGTGAAGGCGCTTCGTCGCCGTCCGCTCCAAGTCGGTGATGTCGTCCTCGCGCTCCTCCATCTGCTTGATCGCCTTGATCAGGACGTTGCGGAGCCGGAGCAGGGTCGTCAGTTCCTTCTGCAGCCATTCGGTCTCGGTCTTCTGCTTGAACGGACCTTCCAGCGACGCCGCGTTGTCGGCCCACTCGCCGTAGGTGTTCGCCTGCTCGCGGAGTTCGCCGATCGTGCCCGCGAGTTCGCCGTTGGCATCGACCGGGAAGTCCTTGCCCTTGACCAGCTTCTTGAGCCGGTCGCGGACGCCCTCGACGATCTTCTTCTGCTTCTCGGCGACGGTGTGCTTCTTGCTGTCGTCGAGACCGACGAGGCGCTTGATCGTCTTGGAGAGATTGAGGATCTTGCCGCCGCGAGAGCCTCGGCCACCGCCCCTGCCGCCACCGTCGTCGTCGCCCATCCAGCCGGGGTTACTCGGCAGGACGCTCGGCCGGGCAAGCTCACCCGCCGCCGCTGTGAGCGGGATTACGCCGCCGTCCTGCAAGCCGAGAACGCCGCCCTTGCGGACGTTGTACGACGGCAGGTGGCCGAGCGGGAACTTGTGCATGAACCGCGCCCGCTTGTAGAGCTTCCGGTATTGCGGAATGTCGCCCTCCTCGGCCTTGAGCGCCGCGTTGACACCGGCCTTGAAGTGCTTGAAGCTCGACCACGGCCTACCCTTGCCAGCGATGTGCAGGAGCTTGCCCTGCTCGTGCTGGCTGATCTTCTGATCCTGGCGGAAGCCCATGAAGGCATGACCGTCACCGCCGCCCCGCTCCATCGTCAGCTTGTCGAGTTGCGGCCCGACCAGGGAGCCGGTACGAAGCCCGCCGAGCAGCCCGCCCTTGCGCTTACCGCGCCGCTTGCCGCGACCACCGGCCATGCCGATGTCCACGTCGGCGATGCCCGCCGCCATGAAGCCCGGCAGCCGCTTCGCCGCGTCCTCCCACAGGTCGATCGCCCGAATGTGGCCGTTCAGCCCCGGACCGCCAGCGCCAACGTCGAGTTTCTCGACGTCGATCGTCCGGCCCCGGTATGTGACCGAGATGTGGGTGTGGAAGGGCAGCCCGCCGAGCGCGGCGAAGTCGGCGCCGGTCCCGGCGCCCGGATCGTTCGATAGCTCCGCGAAGCTCTGAGTGCCGCGCAGATCGACTCCGGCAGCGCCAGTCGTTGACGGTGTCGGGCCGTACCACGAGGCCGTGTAGGTGCCCGAGAAGGGAAGCTGCGAGTCGCCGCCGCCGAAGGCGCCCTTCGGCATGAGCTTCGCCAGAAAGGCGTTTGCCGAGCGCCACGTCTTGTCCATCGCGCCCTGACCTTCGTCGTGCATGGCCGCTTCGCGACCGCCCTTCTGGTGAAGGATCTGCCGGGCGATCTCCTTGACCATTGCCCCACCCGAGACCGGCATCGTCCGCTTCGCGCCCGGCGCCAGCGAGGCGCCACTCGCGCCCTCGATCCAGCCCGCGCCGCCGCCGGGCTGGTTGGAGTTCGACGTGCCGAAGACCTTGCCGTTCAGCGACATGACCGTGTGGTCGGGGTTCGCGTAGACGACGACCGCCTCGTTGCCCTTCGCGGGCTGCCCCCAACTCATTAGCGCCCCGGAGACCATCGGCGCGCCGTCGAGCAGCCCGCCCGCGTGGAGAATGTCGGAGACCGCGCCCGAGCAGTCCACCGGCTGCGTCCCGTTCGGGAAGCCGCCGTGACCGCCGCCCCATTGGTAGGGGTAGTGCGCCCGCTCGTACTTGTTGGCGAGCGCGATCATCGCCGACATGCCGCCCGCCGCCTCCAACGAGCCGCCCTTGCGGAACCCGCCGAGACTGGCGAGCGCGGCGCCGTCACGCGGGATCGCGTCGTTTGCCTCCATGAGCCGAGCAGTCGCCCGGCGGTTCGTGACCGAGACAAGCTCGCCCGGCTCGACGTCGGCGACGTGGTGGCCCGCGAGATGGAGCGGCACCTTGTCGCCGGTCCCGATCCCCGGCACGAGATTGGAAGTGATCCCGCCGGTCCGCTGCGGGTGCCCGGCTTGACTGGTCGGCAGACCGCCGCGAGTCCGCTTCCACTTCAACTCCTGCTTGAGGCCGAGCGCCTTCATCGCCGCGCCGGTCTTCGACATGAGCCAGTCCATGCCGCCGATCGACGCCGTGACCATCCCGTCGTAGGACTTGCTGACCTTGACGGTCATATCGCCGACGTTCTTTTTGATGTCGCGCGTGGACTCGCCGGTCGCCCGCGCCGCCCGCTTCCACGACTGCTCCTGAACCTCGCCCGCCTTCCGGAACTTGTCGATCAGGCGGTCGTACTCGTTCTCGGTGATCGCGCCGGACTTGAGCGCCTGCTTCGCCGCGTCCTTGAACGCCTCGCGCTGCTTCTTCGACATGTTCGCGAAACCGACCGCGACCGATCCCGACTCCTGCTTCATCCGATCGAGCAGCCCAAACAGCTTCCCGGCGCCCTTCTTGCCCAACTGATTGAGGTTCTGGTTTATGTCAACGATCCGGGCGCCGGAAGCCTTCAAGTCAGCCGGGTCGAGACCAGCGGCCTTGATCAGGTTGCGGGGGATCGCCCGGCCGTTGCGAGCCATTCGCTGCAGGTCGTCGGCGAGATTGCTGAGCGCATCGTGGGAGGCAGCAATCCCGCCCGCCATTGGCCCGCCGAGAATGATGCTGCCCTTGCTCGCGTTGTCGGTCTCGGTGATCTGCTTTTCGATCCGGCCCATCTGGAAGGCCGTGTCCTTGAGCGACGCGGCGAACTTCGGGCCGATCTCCTGTCGCGCCGAGCGGATCGTCGCCTTCAACTCCGCGTTGGCGGTGGCGATCTCCTTCTGCTTCGCCTTCCAGGCATCGAGCGCCTCGACCTGCTCCTCGATTGGCGCATCCGACTTCGCCAACTCGATGTAGCGCTGCCGCAGCCCCTTCGCCTCCTCCTTGAGGACGAGAACGTGGGCAGCCGTCGTCTTCACGGCCTCCTCGGTCGCCTTCTTCGACGTACCTCGGATCAGCGTGTTCGTCTGCTCCGAAGCCGCCAGTCGGGTGCCAGCGACCCGCGAGTCGAGCTTCGCGCGCCGGACGGCATCCTCAGCCCGGACCACTTCGCGCGAGTTGTCGGGGTACTTCTCGCGCGCCCGCATGAGCCGCTCCTCGGCGTTGCTGAGCTTGCGGGTCGCGGCCGTGTCCTGCTGGCGGGCGCGCTGGACCCGACGGCTCGACGAACTCAGCGCCGGGATCAGGTTCTGGAAGTTCTCGATCGCCTTCTTCGACTTCTCGGCAAGCTGCTGCTCGACGTTCGGCTGCTTGAGCGCGTCGCCGAGCGCGTCGCCGAGAACGGTCCCGATCCCGCCACCGATCAGCGCGCCGGGCAGACCGCCGATCAGCCCACCGGCCAGCGCTCCGGCAGCGCCGCCGCCCGCCTCAAACGCGGCGCCGCGCATGTCGCCACCGATCGCGTCGGCTGCGATGTTGGCAACGCCTCCCGCCGCGACAGCCCACGGTCCGGCCTTGAGCGCGAACTTCTTGAAGCCCGCGATCAGCGAAGCGCCCATCGACTCCCCGGTCCCCATCGCGGCGGTCGAGAACAACTGCATCTGCCCGCTCGCCGCCATAGTCGCCTCGGCGGCGGAGACCGTCGCCGCCGTGGACTTCGCGACGCCGCCGAGAATCCCGAGATGGGTGACGAACGTCTTGATCCCGGTGATCGCCGCGCCGAAGTTGAACGCGGAGGAGATCGCCTTGTAGCCGATCAGGGTGACGAGGACCGTTTGGAACCCCGGCACATGCTCGATCATCCAGTTCAGCGCCTTCGCGAGCGCGTTCATCGTGTCCACCCAGACGTTCAGCGGACCGCTCGTCCCGGCGAGATGACCGATCACCTTGGCGACGTTCGTGATCAGGTCGATCAGCCTCGGCCCAAACGCCTTCGTGGTGCTGGTGATCAGGTCGGTCAGGACCGGCAGCAACTGAGTCCGAAGCTGCTTGAGCATCGGCGTCAGGACGCCTTGGGTCCGGCTCTGCAGCGAGAAGAACGCCTTGACGACATCGACGAGCAGCCTGCCCGCTTCCCACAGCGGCGGGCGGATCTGCTTGAAGAACTCGGCGATCGAGTTCTTGCCCCTCGCCGACTCCGTCCATTCCTTGAGCGCCCGCGATCCCTCGACGAGCTTGTCGATGATCTGCCGCCCGAGCGGCGCCCCGAGCTTGCCGATGTTGTAGAGCGCGCCCCAGAGGTTCTTGAACAGGCCGACGAGATCCTGAGTCACGTCCTTGGTCTGCTCAAAGAACTTGGCGAGATCGCCGTTGCGCCGGTTCAGCGCCGCTGCCGCCTTGATCCCATCGGACCAGCGCGCGAACAGCTTTGTGAACCAGAGGGTCAGCGGCCGAGCGACGACGAGGACGTCGGTGAACGCCTTGCTCAGGTTCAGCAGCACACCGCCGAGCCGCCCGAGCGCCTGATTGTTCGTCTTGCCGATCCTCGCGATGTCGCTGGCGAAGTCCTTGCTGCCGACGAAGACCCCCATCCGCGTCGCGATGTCGCCAAGCTGCTTCGCTGTGCCCCGGAGAATCTTCTGGAAGGTCGGGAAGGCGCTCCGCGCCTCCTTCAACCCGGCGGTCAGCCCGGAGAACAGCGGCGCTTGAACGGCAGCCTGTAGCTCCTTGACCGGCTTCTTCATCCGATCGAGCGTGATCGCGAACTTCTGCCCCTCCGGGGAGAGCTTCTTGAAGGCGTCGGCAGACTTGTCGAGCCGCTCGTTGAGACCGCCGACGGCCGCAGTCACGTCCTTGATCCGAGCCAGCGCAAGCGTCGCCCTCACCTGCCCGAACAGGACGAGACCACTCCCCGCCGAAGCCAGCGCCCCGCTCAGCGGCCCTAGCGCGGCGGTCAGCGCGACGGCGCCGCCAGCCAGCGCCGCAATCGCCTCCGCAGCCGCCCCGGCGGCGGCGATGTAGGCGGGCCACTTGAGCAGCGTCATCGCCTTCGTGAGGACGTGGATCGTCGCCGAAGCGGTGATCACGTTCTTGGAGAAGCCCCGGAAGCCGTCGGACGACTTGCGGACGTGGACGTCGGTGTCGGCGACCTGCTTCCCCATCGCCTTCGACGAGGCGCCGACCTCGTCGTAGGACTTCGCTACCGCCGCCGCGCGGGCAGCGGACGAGTAGAGCCGCTTGTCGAACAGACCAAGCTGCGAGGCCGCAGCCTTGGTATCGACGTTGACATCGACCGCCAGCCGGGCAGCCGCGCGACCGATCGCCACCTACAGGCCCGCCTTCCGCTCCTCAGCTTCTTGCGCGTATAGCTGCGTCCACCACAGGTACTCGACGGTGGTCATCTCCGATTCCATCTGCCTGACGGTCATCCCGAGATCGCGGGCAAGCCGGAACCGGAACCGCATGTGACTATTCGCCTGGAAACTCCTGGGCCGCAGCCGACCTCTCAGTCTCGTTCCCGGCGATCTCGCCGAACTTCTCGATGACGCGATCGAGCGCCGAAGCGGGCCAGCTACCAAGGAAAGCGGCAGCCTCCTCCTGGGTCAGCTTCGGCTCGCTGACAGCCGCCGCGAAGATCGCCGCGAGCTTGTCGATCGAGACATCGGGTTTCCCGGCGTCGTCGGTCAGTTCGGGGAGGTTGTCTCGCTCCTCGACCGACAGCGCCTTGAGGACGACGTAGCCGTCCAACTCGGGAAGCTCCAACTCCTCGCTGCGGAACTGGAACCGACTGCGGTCGGCGAGCGCCTCCTTCGTCAGAGGCGCCCGCCCATTGGTCGTTTCGGTCATCGCTGCTCCTTTTTGGTTGCTGGTTACGCCTCGGCCCGCACGACGCCGGACGACCCGGCGTTGGAGAAGGTGACGTCGGTCGTCGAGAGGTCGCCGACTCCACCGCTCAGCGGCGTGTAGCCGAGCAACATCGACTCGGGGAGCGTGTAGCGCGGGTTGTTCGCCCCGACGGCGGCGCCGGTCGGGATGACCTCGACGGTGAACGTCTCGTCTTGGTTGTTGAGCGCGTTCAGCTTCTGATCGACCTTGCCGGACGCGAAGTCCTGCTGGAACGTCGCGGTGATCTGCGCCGTCCGCAGCCCCTTGACTGCCGACGTGTAGACCGAGCCGAACGCGGTCGAATCGACGTCGGCGGCGCCGTCCTCGACGGTGACTGACGTGCAATGGTCCGAGAGATCGAGTCCATCGACCGTGATCTGCACGTCCCTGAGAACTACCTTGCCCATTTAGGGAATCTCCTTGGGGATTCGATGTATGCTCAGGGACGCTGTGAGCCGATAGGACAAGTCTGCGAGGGGCATCGGACGGTGAGAACGCGCAAGGCTCCGTTGAAGGTCTGCGAGGGCTGCGGCGACGCCTTCACGCCGAAGCAGCCCTACGCGAAGCGGCCCATGCGCTTCTGCTCGCGGCGCTGCTACCACCTGAGCCAAGAGCCGGACCTCTCGATCAAGCTGGCCGACGGCAGGCGGGTCGCCGCCGTCGAGGTCGAGTGCCAGCAATGCCACAAGCCGTTTCTGGCTGTTCGCGCGCGTGTGCGCGCGGGGCGCGCGCGCTTCTGCTCGCGCTCGTGCGCGCGACGCTCAGCGGGCCGCGCGCTTGAGCGTCGTCCGGACCTGCCGAACTAGATCCGCCTCGTGCATCTCCGCCGCCGGGCGCAGGTACGGCTGCGGGTTCATGTTCTCGGTCCCGTACTCCTGAAAGATCCCCCAAAAGGCGCCGACGCGGATCGCGTAGCCGCCGTCGGGAACCCTGTCGGCGTCGATCGACTCGGCCAGCCAGCCCGGCTCGCGGTGGAAGCTCGGGTAAACGATCGAGTGGTTCAGCTTCGGGGCGAGCCGCCGCGCATCGCGGGCGACCTCGTTGGCGATCGCTCGCTCGTCGCGCTCGCACTCGTGGACGATCTCGGCGACGATGCCGGGAATCCGATCGTCGAAGTCCACGTCGCTGACGAACTGGCCGAGATTGCTTCGCCGCAGCGCCACTACTGCTCCCGGCCCGAGCCTTCGTACTCGATCTCAAAGTCGCAGCCCAAGACGACCGTGCCGTCCGGCCGTCGGAAGTTGCGGACCGGGCTGACCCGGTTGACATTGAGGTCGGAGGTCAGCCCGCCGAGCGTCCGCTCGCGCTCGCCGGTCTCGGGGTCGCACTCGACCACCCGCTTGATCGACTTCGGGCCGTCCGGCGAGCGGAACTGCCGGAGCCGGATCTGAGCGCCGATGTCCATCGACTGCCCGACCGTGACCCGGACGACCGCCTCGTAGCGGTCGAAGCCGCGAGCGAAGGACTCGTCGAACTCGATCACGCCGGGAAGGATCTCGGCGGTCGGAGCGGTCGCGTTGCCGAGCATGTAGGCCGACTGCTGCAGCCCGTCGATCTCGGCGAGACGCGCTGCGATCGCCTGACAGACCCGCTCCTCGTAGGGGCTGTCCTGCGGTAGCTCCGGCACTAGCTGAGCCGCCGTGTGCGCGAGTACGGGCCGACCAGCATCGCGACGTCGGGGTCGCCGGTCGCGATCCGCACGGCGATCCCGTCGGCGCCCATCCCGGCGACGCCGAACGGCGCCTCGCGGACGCGCTTGACGAGCCTCGTCGCCAGGATCGACGTCGCCGCCTTGATCGGGTCCGGCACCGTCGCCCAGCCGAATGTGCCGGTGACGCGGACGACCGGCCACCGCAGGCTCTCGGCATCGGAGAGGCCGTAGTAGCAGTACGGCTCAAAGCTCGGGATGCGACCGCTCTGGCGAAGCTGCAGCCCCTCGATCGGCTGCTCGTCGTCGGCGTAGTTGTAGGGGAGCAGGTCGTAGTCCTCGCCCTCGGTCAGCGACACCCAATCGCCGGTCCCGCGTTCATCGACCTCGACGCCCGAGACTGCGGCCATGTCGCCTAGCTCTAGCCAGCCGCGCCGCGATGCCACGTACTCGCGCGTCGCCTCGCCCTCCTCGACGGCGAAGGTGCGGCCGGTCTGCGCCTCGATAGCCGATGATGCGGCGCTGATCGCCAGTTCTAGGTCGTCGTCGGCGTAGGTCTCGCCGCTGATCTCAAGCGAGCGCTTGAGGTCTTCCAGATCGACGTAGGCAGCCATTCACGACTTCGGCTGCTCGTCGGTGATGATCGCGTAGCCGACCGGGATCGGATCGCCCGCGACGACCTTGAAGCAGTCACCCGAGACGGGATCGACGACGGTGACGTCGGTCTGGGCGATGACTGCGAGCGCCTCCTCCTCGACCTGCGTCTGATCGGTGATCTCCGTCATGCCTCTCCTTGGGTAGTCCTGACGGGGACCGGGTGGCGAGCAGCGTCTCTCCGACCCGGCCCCGTCAAGCCTGCTTGGTTACGCGAGTTCGACCTGCTGGAACAGCGACGGCCTCCACACGAGAAGCGCGGCGCGCATCTCGGCGAGGATCGTCACCCGGTTCCGCAGGAAGTCGTCCTGATCGCTGTCCGAGAACAGCACCTGAACGCCCTCGCGGATCAGGATCTGGGCACCCATGCCGAAGTCGGCCGTGAGCGCGACGCCCTGATCGAGAACCTGACTCGGGATGACCCGGACGCCCCACAGGGACGAGGGGGTCTCGCCGAACGGTCCGCCGCCGTAGTAGGAGTATGACCCGGCGTCATCCGCCGCGTTGTGCGCCTTGGCGACCATCACCTTGAACCAGTCGAGCGGGTTCATCACGGTCCCGTCGGCCTGACCGTCGTTCAGGTAGACGGCGGTGATACCGGACAGCACCTGCTCGGCGAGCGGGACGCTCGCGGAGTAGGAGACCGTGCCGATCCCGTCGGTGTTCAGGATGCCCTCGATGTTGACGCCGGACCCGTCACCGTTCAGCACCTGCTCGGCGAGCCGAAGCTGAACCATGTAACGGAGCCGCGAGTCGATCGTGGTCCGCAGCGCCGGGAAGTCCGCGAGCGCCTGCTTGCGGGTCTTCATCCAGGCAGCGATCGTCCGCACCGGCGCGTCCGCGTCGATGTAGTCGTTGATCGTGCCTTCCGGCTTGAGTTCCCCTTCGGGAACCTCTCGCGCGAACGACGATCCCGTCACCGGGCGCTCCTGCGTGTACGGCACGAGGTTCCCGTCCGTGGTCCCGACAGGGATCAGGTTCAGGAAATCGACCTTGTTGCGCTGAGCGAGCGGATAGACCGGCTCCCGACCCTGCAGCATCGTGGACTCACGCGGATCGCCCGAAGGCGCCCGGCGAGTCGGCGGCAGAATGTCGGTTCCCATCGGGTCGGCGTAGACCGTCCCGCCGAGATCCGCGACGATCGTGTCTCGCGACGCGATCGTGCCGAGATCGAGCGAGCCGAACCGGGACTGCGACTTGGAGATCGCCTCCAACTGCGCCTGGATCTGCTCGTCGCCGAGGATATGGGCGCTGCCCCATCCGAGCGTCGGCTGCCCCTCGGGCTGGCGATGCTCGCGCTGCTCGGCCTCGGAGTCGCCGAGGAGCTTGAGCAGATCGACCTGCTTCGCCTGCGCGACCTCGATCTTGTCGAGAACCTCGCCATGCTCCTTGACGGCTGCCATTGCCTGCGCGTGTGCGGCCTCCTCGTCGCCGCCGTTGGCGAGTGCCTCGGCGTACTCCTTCTTGGCCTCCTCGCGCTTCCGACCCGTCGTGGCCTTGTCCTCACGCAGCCCACGGAGGTCGGTCTCCACCTGAGAGAGCTTCCTCTTTAGCTCGTCCATTCTTGGGATTCCTCCTGTTGGTTCCTCCGCGCAGCAGCGCTAGAGCCTTTCTGGAACCAAGTCTGCGAGGGGTATCGGACGGCTTAGTCGATCAAGGCGTCGGCGGTCCGTTCGGCCTCCCGTTGGGAACGGAACCGAAGCGGTGGCTTCGGCTCCGGCCGATCGGCGTAGAGGACGAGCAGCGCGTCGTCGTCGCGGCCGGTGATCGGGTTGCCGGGGAGCAGGTTGGCGATCTCGCCGACATGTTCGGTCGCGTAATGCAGGTACTCATAGGCATGCAGCGGCGTCTCGCCGTACTCCCGCACATCGAGTTCGCGGAGTAGCTCGATCTGGCGAACCGCCTTCGCGTGAAGGCTGCGGAGCGCCTCGGTCGCGCGCTCGCCGCACAGCTTCGCGATCCGCTCGATCACCGCCAACGCTCGCTCAAAGGCGTTGCCGGTCGAGCGGCCGAAGCCGTAGGCGTCCTCGACCCGATCGACCTCGCCAGCAAGGTCGCGCTCGATCTTCGCGACCTGCTCGCGCCGCGCCTTCGCGGTTATCGGGCGCGGCTTCGGGAGCTTCTGGCGGCGCTGGCCGACGTCGAGATACTGGTTGACCGTCGAGCGGCCCTGCTTCCGCTTCCGCCGCGTCGAGCCGTTGCTCGGCAGATCGACGTCGGGCAGGTTCGGCTTGTTCGTGAACCGCCCCTTGCGGTCACGCGGATGGAGCCGGTCGAACTTGCTATCCGAGCGCAACGTCGGCGATCCGCGACGCCTGATCTTCACTCGCGGCGATCCGGTCGGTCGTCACCTGACCGCCCGCGTCGATGATCGTCTCCTCCAAGGTCGCGACCCGATCGGCGAGTCCGGCCTCGACGGCTGCCTCGGCGAGCAGCGTCCGGCCCTCGCCGTACCCCCCGGCGACGTCGGTCGGATCGACGCCCCGGCCTTCGGCCACGTCGCTGACGAACTTGCTGTAGAACAGATCGACCTTGCGCTGGCGCGCCTCGGCAGCCTCGCTGCTGAGCGGCTGGAAGGCGTTGCCCTCCGTCTTGTACTTGCCTGCGCTCGTGATCGTCACGTTCAGCCCGGCCTTCTCGTTCGCCTCGGACTTGTCGGTGTGGAGCATGTACGTACCGATCGAGCCGACCTCACCGCTTGGCGCAACGACGACCTCGTCGGCCTGACTGGCGAGCCAGTAGGCGGCGCTCCCGGCCATTGTGTTCGCGACGGCGGTGATCGGCTTCTCCTTGCGAACCCGGCGGATCAGCGCGGCGGTCTCGGGGATGCGGTCGGTCAGCCCGCCGGGCGAGTTGACCTCGATGACGATCCGATCGACGGTCTCGTCGGCGACGGCCTTGGCAAGCTCGTTGCGGAAGCTGGCGATGCCGCCGCCCATCCCGAGCAACTGCCCGATCGCCCCGCCGCCCTGCGGGGTGATGACGCCGGTCAGCGGCACGACGGCGACGCCGCCCTGCTTAGTTGCCGAACGCTCCGGATCGCCGAATGGCCCGGCGACGACGATCCCCGCCGAGACGGCACCCGCCAGCAGATCCATCGACTCCGGCAGCATCGCCCACGGACGGCTGCCTGTCGTCAGCAACTCCGCGAGGAGTCGGCCGTCGATCGCGTGATCCTTGCTCAT